TGCAATTATGTCACTTTGAAGCCCTATGTCGTCTCCGCCAATTTGCTGTGCCATTTCAACGCCAGCACTGAGTGCGGTTCTTACACTTGGTGCACCACAGTTAGACAACTGAACATCGGTAAACTGGTTTGCGTTAGGTGTTCCTGGTGGACAGCGCAACTTGCCGTTTGCATCAGGTATTGCACCAGCACGAATAGCGGCTCTTATTCCAACACTTGGAACAGCATTATCTTCGCGTATGGTTCGCCCAAGGAAGCCCTTGGATGCAAAACGAATGGTGTGAAAGTCAGCAGTATCTTGAAGGGATTTTATGCGCTGGTTAGCGTCAAAGTTATTATTTTGTCCCATTCCGGAACTCCCCGGTTGGTTTACTTATCCTCTGATGCTTTTTCAGCTACGACTGTAGCTTCTTCTGCTTCTTCAGATTCGTTGTCGTCCTTGTTTGAACGACGCTTGCGAACAGCTTTTGCTTCTTCAACAATCAGTTCATCAGTAACTTCAACAAGCGACTCAATAGGAGCCACCACTTCAGCAACTGCTGGAGCTACGGCGACTACTTCTGGTGCTACAAATCCAGAACTATCTGGTTGGCGTACTTTTGGTGCCATGATTATGCCTCAATATCTGTTTCGGTTGCAAGCATCTCAAACTCCAGCAGACTGCTTAGGAATTCTGTTGCTTCAATATCTTCTGCTGATTTTTCTTCAGCTTCTTCAGTAGTGTCTTCAAGAGATTCTGCCTCTTCGTTCGCCATCTTCCAACTCTCAGGAATCATGTCTTCCTTACCGAGTTCCATGGCGCGCTTCTTGCAATGCATTTTGACTTCATCAGGATTGGAAGCCCGACCAACAGCCATGATTGCATTCTTCAAGTCTTCTTCATCCTTGATTGGATAAGAACCATCAGGCATAGCCATTCCGCCCTTAGCCATTTCCATGCGCTCGTCGTCACCATACATTGCCTTCAATGCAAGATCAGCGATTTCTTCATCAATGTCTGCTGCCTCTTCAGGCTCATATTCATCCCATCCAAGAATTGAACCATCAAGAGATACGAAAACGTCATACGACTTTCCGTCAAGACTGTCAATTTCAACGGCAAAAGCGTCACGGCCTTCAAACATGTCTGCATCAACGCTGATTACATCACCTTCAATAGACTTGGTTGCAATTTCTGCTGCATCAGCAAATGAAATAACCTTGATTCCATCAATCTCGGCAATCTCGCCAATGACTTTTTCGTTGAGCATGTGCCAACCCATGCACTCGCCAGTTGTTCCATCAAAGAATGCTTCAACTGGTTTTCCATCTTTGCGCTGAACATCAACAACAAACATGTCGGTGCTATCTGCGTATCCAGAGTCAAGAACTTTACCGCTGAACATATCCTGTGCTATTCCTTCAATTTCAAGAAGTGACGGCATGTCTTGTTCTGGAGCGCAACCACCTGGGCACTGTGCGCAGACTGTTGCTTGACCTGGGTACATTTTGCGCTCAAAAGCACAAATAAACGCATCATCATCCCAATCAGCAGACTTCATTCCCATGCTTTCAAGACGAGTCTTGCGAGCCTTCTTGCGCTTTGCTACTGGGGTTTCATCCATTTCGTCTTCTGCCATTTCTGCCATTCCTTCAAATTCTGGAACAGGCATCTTGGTTCCCTTGGTGTCGGTATCTGCGGTTACCCATCCATCGGAGTCGTCGTCTGAGACTTCAAGACTCTTAACGTTCTCAGCAGCAGCGCCACATTTTCCACACACGGGTTGTCCAACCTTGTAACCGCATTCGGTTAGTTCAAGATTCTTAGCACACGTGATTGTTCCATCGGCGGCTAGTTTTACGGTCGGTTCATTTGCCATATTATTTTTCTCCTTGTATTGCATTGTTGACGAAACGCAAGTTCTGGGATTTGTACATCCAGCACAAGGCTCCATGCGCTTTTCGCCTGAAACCATGCAATGAAATTTTGATGCGATTTTTGGTAAACCGTTTTGAGAAGTATACGCCATAAGAGTATGTTTCCTTAGTAAGACTCATGCGCTTTATCTGCTGACTTGTATCCATTGATCACATTTCCGATAGCTGATTTAGCATCTTCTGAAAGACTAGTACTAAAATAGATACCGGACTCCCTAACTTCAGAATCAAGTTTGTAGTAATCAACGATTGGTGATATTGCTTCATTAATGCTGTACAGGTGGTCACCTGTTGCTTTAATTCTTATTTCACCAGAAGCCTTCATTTGCATTTCTGGAGCTTGCGCAGCTTCAATTACTGCTGCAATAATTTGCATTGCTTCTTTTAGTTTTGCCATGTTTCTGTTGCTAATCATCCGACCAGCTTTGGTGTCCATATCGGTTTCAATTGACTTTTGAAGAGAAAGCAAAGCGTTAATCATTCTCATTGCTGGTTTTGGCTTATCGGTTTCATCGCCACCGCATCCGCACCCACTGCCGCTTGATTCGCCGGCTTCACGACCAATATGAACAACTATGGCACCAGTCTCATCTTCACCAGAATGTTCCCAGTTGGAATCATCAGAAAGAAATTTCATCATTTCTGGTTCTTGGTCAATAAATGTTTTGAGTTCGTAAACTGCTGATTTCTCAAATTCTGCATACTCTTCAGGTGACTCAAGACCCTTACCAAAACGAGAATCCATACGGTCGTTCCATTGACGGTCGTTCCAGAGAGAACCGTTAATGCCTTTTTTAATCTTATTACGGCAGTTCTTCATTCCAGGATGATGACATCCCTCATTCGGCCACAGACCCGTTGTTTCGTGGTGTAGCCAAGCACAGATATTATTCAGTGGATACAGTTCTGGGTGGTCAGCAAGAATTACCCGACAACGACGGAAACCGCCCTCTTTGCGCATAATTGGACGCCAATACCTGAGCAACTGTTCAAGATTACCCCTACGTGGACCGTAACCTCTTGCTACATCCCCCGTGACTCTTTCTTGTGGTGCATCCACTCCTACGATGTTTGCAATCTGGTTCAATGCATCCGCACCTGGTGCTGCTTTTTCGTCAGTTGACTTTTCACCCATGCATCCACAGCCACATGCTTTTGGTTTGATTTCATCGGGAACGCCAGGCTGATTGAGTTCGTCGCGATACTGTGAAGCAAATGGATTGCTTTGTGGTTTTTTGCCATTTGGCTGTGGCATTACTGCTGGAGCATTGTCATTTTCTGGAATGTACATGATTTCTGGCTTTACCCTCACTGGGTTTCCAAACATGAATTCATCACCATCAAAATGGTAAGTGACACGCATGGTCATCTTTTCGCCTTCATGCATGTGGTCAAATATTGCAATGTTTTTATCTGCTGTGCGTAGACGAACTGCGCCACCAAAACGAGTAGCAATTGCTCGTGCAAGATTTCCAGCTATGCCAGAACTTGGGTTCATTGCTGGAACTCCACCATCTTCTCCACGAGGGCCTGCATAGTTATCGGTATCTTCAACGTCGTAGATGCCAGCATTCTTTTCATCTGACTTTATTGAAATGGTTGCAGTCAGTTGGTTTGCGCCATGAAGAACTGGAGAAACTTCGTAAAGTTCAACTTCTTTAAGGATGTTTGCTTGCATTCCTTGGTCATAATCGGCGTTTAGCGTCTTGTATCCAATAGACCATTCTTGTTCTTCACCAAAGAAGGAAACATCGGCAAATGCTTGCTGACCACGATCAGACTTGAGATTGAACTGCACGCGGGCGTAAAGACCACCGATACCAGCACGCTTCATTTTCATTGGAAGGCGTGGGTCGTTAGGGCTTACTTCATAAATCTCAAGAACTTTACCTATTGGTTCGTTCCAGTTATGACCCCACACAACACGAGGCTTACGGCGCTTGAGACTTTCAGTAAAGCAGCCTGGAACACAAATATCGCCAACTGAGTCTTTGTTGCCGATACCAGCAACGAAGCATTCAACAATGCCTTGTGCCTCGTCAATGTTTATTTGACCTGGCATTACTTTGTATTGTGTATCAATTGCTTGCTGAACTGTAGACATTGAATCTCCCTGTATTCATACAAGAGTAGAACATTTTACAGAGGATCAAAGAAACAAAGGCTAATTATTTCAGTCTTTACTTAAAGTGATTTAGAGGGTTTACTGAAACTATCTAATTCTTAGTCTGCAGCGACAGTTGATTGTGGATCCAATTGGAGCAAGAGGGTCACCCGGGAATCTAAGCGTTTCGCCGTCAATTGCAAATCCTTCGTCCAGATCAACAGTTTTTCCATGAAGAAGAACATGCTCCCCCCGAACACGACTGTCCTTACGGGTAATCCATGTTTTTTGAGGTGATCCAGCGGACTTTCCAGCAAAATAAATTCCAGCATTGTGTGATGTTTGTGCTTCAAGTTCAGCCATAGTGCGTCTGCGTTTGCCGATCAAGTTAGCAAAAATTGCAATTAGTGCGGCCCTAAGCATGCTGTGCTTGTCTTCGTCATCACCAAGAGCCATTGCAATCATTACTGCTGCGGCAACTTCGTCACGGGTGTTTGTGTTTGCTTTTTGCAGTCTTGCAACTTGTTCAGAGACAATCTGTTCTATATCTGCTTCTTCAACATCAGGAGGCATCCCTGACCTTTGTGAACTCAACACAACGGCGTCCATGCCAGCAGATTTAAGAACGGGATAGATGTCTTCGGCAAGTTGCTTGTCCCAAACTTCTTTGTCAAAAATTGCATCAACTGAAAGATTCTTTTGAATCAATGCTTTTCCTGATTTCGTTCCAGAAGCTTTTTCTAGAACAACACGCTGTTGACGTTCAAAAAGTCTTTCAAGGGCACGGTCAAGTATTTCAACCCACCTATCGGAGTCTTGTTCTTCTTTTGTGTCCCAATCGTCGTTAATCATTTCGTAATCAGCAGATTTCGTCATGAGTTCAGAAGAGGAACCAGAGAGCATGCCGTCGGGAGCCGGAGGAGTTGCCGTCTGCATACCCGCAGGAGCGCCATCAGGTGCCGTAGTCGGCATTGGTGGAGTTGTACCCATTGGTGGTAGTTCAGGCGTTGGAGCCTGTCCTGCGGTGTCTGTTAGCGATCCTGGAACGACTCCTGGCATTCCCGGAGGAGCACCAGCCGCAGCCATATCAACAGGTTGCTGTTCTTCTGGCTTAAATGGTTTTTCAGTATTGGCAATCGGAGTCAAGTTAGGGTTAGCCAAAAGACTGTCAGCCAATTCTGAATCAACTTTCTTTTTGCCTGTTCCGTCACGATATTCGTTGACACTGATAAGACCCTGTTGATACTCGTCCATCAGGTAGCGCGCACGTTCCTGCTTTGCCATGATGAGGATAGGAACGCTTCCCGTATCAAAATCAATATAATACTTTTCATCAAGATCATCCAAAGCACGAGCAAGAGGTTCAAGGTGTGGAAGCATTGTTTCCAACCAAAAGACTCGCAGTTCTTCTGATGCGTTAGAAAAAGTACGCCCTGCAGCGTTTCCGATAACTGATTCAGGGACACCAAACGCAGAAAGTATTTCTTCTTTTTGGATTTGACGCATTTGCGTGTAGGCAGCATCTCGTGGCGAGGCTGAAGTGTCAATATAATCAACACCATCTTCTGATGCAATAACCGTAGTTGAGCCAGTACGACTCAAGTTTCCTCTAAACCTGTTACGCAACTCTTCCTTGTCGTCGTCTTCCATTTCACCACGAACAACAAGAAGTCCACCCGGACGGCCGTCATTGAGCAAATAGTTGCGGTTATAGAGTTTTGATAAGTTTTCTAACTCAATCGCAATTCCTGCCGCCTCCATTGGAGTAATAGAAAGATAAGGATCAAGGGGGTGTGGTCTACGAATCCAAATAACATCACTTGGTTTTAGAATGACTTTGGTTCCGTTGCGCATATCAACTTCATATCCAGAAACGAATGTCTTGGGATCGGGAATTGGGGCGGTGTGTTGAGGCGGAAGAAGATGAAGGGCGATAATTTGACCGTCACGCCCTCTTACTTTTTCAATAAACACGCCTCTTGAACTCATTAAAAGCTGAGAAGAAACTCTATAGCGGAATATGAAGGAGTTTTCTCCCATATTGGCTTTTGAGTTAAGAATGTCTAAAAGCGGATTGTTTTTATTAACAACTTGACCAGTAGGTGAATTGTCTTTACGCAAAATCATCGGCAGTCTGGCTTGGTTTCCAGCAATTGCATCAATACAACGGAAAACCCAAGTTACCTTTTGGACACCTTCACGGTATGCGCGCTCAATATCCCACGAATCCTTGTATGGCTTTCCCGCCATGCCAGCATTGAAAGCAACAGGTGCTCCTACATTAAGAATTGACTTTTGTTGCACACCTTGCAGTGATTTTTCATTAAACGAATTCCACGCCATTATTCACGTCCCAACAGGTATCCGTAGACGCCCGAACAAAGCCCTATGGTTATAAGTCCATAAGGCAATTCTATTAGTGCTGCACCAGTTCCAGTAAAAAGTATAAAAGAAATCATTAATAAGTGAGCATTGCTTTGGCGCATTAAAAACCGTTGGAGCAAATCTTTTATTTTCATGTGTATGTACCTTAGCGCAGTTACTTTCCAATAGTACAGTACATACAGCAAGAAGAAAGCATTATTATGCCCGACTGGAACAAAGTATTAGAATATTTGCAACCGAAGGAGCCTTTATTCTGTCCTGAAGAACCATCAATAACACAAAAGGTTTTCCTACGTACTTACGCAATGGAAGCTCTTTTTGGTGGCGCTGCCGGTGGTGGGAAGTCGTCTGCGTTGTTGATGGCCGCAATGCAATATGTAGATGTACCCAATTACTCTGCAATTCTTTTCAGACGCACCTATGCCGACTTAGCACTTCCTGGTGCTCTCATGGACAGATTCAAAACATGGATTGGCGGACAGGATGAAATTCACTGGAACGCAAACTCTTATGTTGCGACATTTCCGTCTGGTGCAAGAATCTCGTTTGGATATCTAAACAACACGAACGACTATCTTCGTTATAAGGGTTCGGAGTTTCAGTTTATCGGCATGGATGAGGTCACTGAAATTCGTGAATCCGACTACAGATACTTGTTCTCTCGTCTTCGTCGCCCTGCAACGGGCCCTCTTTCTCAGGTTCCTTTAAGAATGAGATCCGCTTCAAACCCTGCACCTAATTGGGTTAGGCAGAGATTTATTGTGGAAGGAAAGGAAACTGGAAGAATTTTTGTTCCTTCTCTTCTGACTGATAACCCTGGAATTGACGCTGATTCCTACCGACAGGCGCTGACTGCTCTTGACCCCGTAGAGCGTCGCCGGCTTGAGATGGGTGATTGGTGGTCAACCACTTTGGGAACTATGTTTGATAGGACAAACTTTACAATTATAGATTCCACAGAAGTGCCAAATGTCACATCAACAGCACGGGCAGTCCGGTTTTGGGACCTTGCAGCCACCGAACCATCTCATTCAAACCCTAACCCAGACTGGACCGTAGGGACATTGATGATTTTTGATCAGGGAATTGCCTACGTTCTGGATGTCCGCAAAATACGGGCAAAAGGTGAAAAAGTAGAGGCTTTGATTGCCCAAACGGCAGCTGAAGATGGACGAATGGTGGCTATCAGAATTGAGCAAGAACCAGGTTCAAGCGGAAAAGCCCTAATTGACCAATATGCGAGATATGTGCTCCCAGGATATGATTTATCTGGAATCAGAGCGACTGGCGATAAAGTGACCAGAGCAAGACCTTTCAGTGCTGCGGTAGCAAATGGCAATGTGCGGATTGTTCGGGCACCTTGGCTAACTGATTGGTTGGATGAAATGGCATCATTTCCTGAGGCTTGCGACCACGATGACCAAGTTGACTCTGCTGTGGGTGCGTTCACTCATTTGGCTGGCCTGGGGTTGCCTCAGCGCCGTCGTGCCAGTATCATAATGTGACAACTAATATTCTATTTATATATTGAAAGGTTCAAAATGGCCTCTATTAACGACCTGTTTTCCGAATTAATGAAAACAGTCATGGACGCGGAAGATCAGTTAAATGACTTCCTTGCCCAGAATCCATCCCCTGAAGAACTGGCCGATGCCGTAGTTGCTTTGCATTCTATGAAAAATGCGTTTAGTGACGTTTATGGAATGTTTTCAGCACAAGTGATGACCACGCTGCAAAAAGCCAACATTGAAGAAATGGATGCGCATGGTGGAAAGATTGAAATTAAAACATCTTCAGATAGAAAGAAATGGGATCACGACAAACTGATTAACGAAGTCGGGCGTCGTCTTATTCAATCATCGGTTGACATGAGTACTGGAGAAGTGGTACTGTCAACGGAAGACCTCTTAAAAAAGGTTTTGGACTACATACAACCGTCGTATTGGCGGGTTAAAGAACTATCAAAAATAGGTATAAACGCAGATAATTACTGTGAAGTAGGCGACTACAAAACAAGCATTATTGTTAGAAAGGCAAAATAAATGTTAGCAAATACATATCAAAACCTCTACGAGCCATTCGCTCCCGAAGTAGAAAAAACCCTTAGCAAAGGCGGAGCAAGACTTACTTACATTCCAGTAAGCGAAGTGATTACTCGTCTTAACAAAGTTCTTGGACTTGACTCATGGTCATTCAACATTTTGTCATGCTCTCGTGACGCAATTGATCCCGATTACATCGTTGCCCATGTTCGCCTTATGTGGCACACAGATGCAACTCGTCCAGATTCGTGCATTATCCGCGATGGATTCGGTGGTCAAAAGATTAAGCGCACAAAAGCCGGCGACATTGTTGACCTTGGTGACGAAATGAAGGGTGCTGTTTCTGATGCACTCAAGAAGGCCGCACAAACGCTTGGTGTTGGTCTTTATCTTGCTCGCAGTGAAGAAGCGCTGAGCGCCGAAGAGCCACCAGAACCAGTAATTGATTCAGCCATTGTGGAACTATGGGACAACTTTGTTCAAGTATCAAAAGGTCTTGACACAGCAGGAAAAACACAACTTGGAAGTTTCTGGAAAACATACGCTGGTTCTCGTCCGAAGCCAACAAAACAAACCGCAACAGTAAAAGATTTAGAAGAACTAATTGGCGAATGCCTGCGTATCTCTTTTAGTGGAGCACCATCTACTGATGAGTGAGTTTATTCTTAAACCACCTCCGTATCTTTCTCCATCTTCAATTTCAACATTTCAACAATGTCCGCTGAAGTATAAGTTTTCTAGAATTGATGGTCTTCAAGATCCGCCAACAGAAGCAACTCTTCGTGGCAACTTTGTTCATAGCATTTTAGAAGATTTATACTCTTTGCCCAAAGATGAACGAACCCTAGATAGGGCAAAGTTGGTTGCTAAAGAATGGTGGGAGATGGAATATGCCGAAAAGATTGCCCCCTATGTAAAGGGAGACGAGGCCGTACGGCTCTTTAGATGGAGTTCGTGGTGGTGTGTTGAGAATCTGTTTGCAATGGAAGATCCAACAGCACTTCATTTTGATGGAATTGAAACCGAACTTAACGACACTATTGATGGTGTTGCTATCAAAGGCTTCATTGACCGATGGAGAAATACTGATGACGGAATTATCGTTGGTGATTACAAAACTGGAAAAACACCATCTCCTAGATATCGTGACGATAAGTACTTTCAACTCCTTCTCTACGCTTACGTGTTGGAAAAACAACTAAACCAAACCGTAAAAGAAATTGAACTACTGTTCATTAAAGACGCAGTTCTTCTCTCAAAAACAGTTACAGATGAAGATAGAGAAAATGTAAGAAGCACGGTAGTGCACATTCGTAAAGAAATTGACTTACGGTGTGTCTCTGGTGAATTTGAACCAATCAAGCACAGATTATGTGATTGGTGTAGCTATAAAAAAATATGTCCAGAATGGAATAAATAATGAATGACGATTCCTTCGCAAGGCTAGTAGCCGAAGAAATCAAAAATAAAGTATCGGATCAACAGCGCGAGTATCTTAAACTTCCAGAAAACTGGGGAAGATGGCAACGTGCTGTAAGTATTTTATTAAAAAATTTAGACAATCAAGTTGAAGAAATCATAAAAGGCGAACAGCAGGATGTGGCTACATATCAGGCGCTCGGCAGTGAAGGCATAACCCTTATAGCTGAGGTTGTTTCTGATTCAGCAGAGCGCCGAAAGAAGATTGACCGATTTCGGTTCCATGTTGCTCACCGTCTTGACGAGATAACACGGATGATTGCTATGTCCACCGATCAGGTTGAAGAACGAATGAAAACTGTTGAGTTTTTACGTCGTGCAATCAAGTCACACAAAGACCTTATGTACGAATA